CGCTCCTATATACCATCACATCGGGGAGGTTGGCTAAGCTCCCGCGGGATCGCGTGTTGCCGACGGCCGTGTCTAATAGGCAAATTCGACACGGCCGGTTATATCAGCGCGCCTACCTCGCATGGCCTGGGGTCTGCTCTCGCAGGCCCTACCGACCAGCCAGTCGCCTACGCGCTTGCAAGGCAAAAGAATCTTGTGTGAAGGGACATCCAGCTGAGGACGACGAGGCTCAGCTGGTGTTGCGGTGTAGTTTTCTGCATAACGCCGCCATGACTCTGGTACCATGTCCCTAACGACCGGTGAGACGATCGGTTTCAGGTCTTCTTTCGCAGCAAGCATTTTCTCTAAGTGCCACTGAATCTCGAGGGTTACTCCGTATCGTTTCTCCACCAGCAGCCGAGTAGCCGCCGGAGGGTCGATTTTAACGATTTTCGCCTCGTCCTTCATTGCTGCGATGAACCTGTCCCGCTCCCACGAGTTGAACGCTTTCCCTGAGTTTACTAGTCGCCACATTTTACACCTACGTACATCCCGTGTGACTCTCAACCCGTACCACGCCAACTCCGATATCACTGGACAACCTGGATACTGGTGTGCCAATGATAATGCCTTGCACCTGAGTAAAGCACTCAGGGTTTTGTCGCCCGACCGCCAGTACGTCGCCGAAGCCCAGCCGAACTCAGCCAAGACCTCCAGCGGATTAACTACCACGAGCCGGTCCTCCGGAGCGAAGACCATGCCGCAGAAGCTAGCGTCAGCCAGGTTTGAATGTGTCTCAAGCTTGATACGCAGCCCAAGCCGCGTAAACAAGCTTTCATCAGGGCGGCCGTTAGAGACGAACAACCCGTCGTCCCCTTCAACCACACCCAGTACGTCCCTGCAGCCACTCTTCTCGAGGACAAACAACATGAACATTAGGTTCGCAAACCCATTGCCCAATGACGTGCACATTTCACCCGACATTCGCGTCGCCTCCACTAGAACGCGGAAGTTCTTATACGAACAGTCGTTTTCTCCTCCAAGCACCTCTCGCACCACTTCCATAAAGGCCGCGCCCTCGGGAAGCTTTGATGTCATGTACTCATAAAGCCTAAACTCAACTTGTTCCATGATCTGTCGAACGAATAAAGATTCGAATGCGGTGTAGTCGCTTACCAGGTAGGTCGCCGAAGCCCTTTCCAACAGGTTCGTAATATACCTCGCCCTATCCGCGACTGGGATGTGTTTTATGAAAGCTGGGTGCTCGTATAAACGTTCCTCAATCAACCGGAAAATCGGACCAACAATGCACTTGAACGCATCCGACCGCGCGTTGATTCCGCGCGCATATTTCCAATCAATGTACGTCTCATCTTTCATAAAGCTCTTGACATCGGTGTAGCTCTTCCAGAGCCCTCCATCGATCATGTCAGTTTCCCCCCACGTGAAAGCCATCCCGTCCCACACATCCCGCAAATTATCTTTGCGCCAGGCCGGGTAATTCGTTTTCTTCAACCACGTGGAATTACTTGTGTCTACATCTGGCTCGAGGGGGACCATGTTGTTTCCGAGCCATTTCTGTACATATTCTCCCAGTTCCGCCAGCAGCTGTACATCCGGAATGGGCGTCTCAATTGCATAACGCTTCATCACGCCGGTCATAGTGGTCAACGGGTCATGCGGGTCGGGGTGCGGCAAGGCAACACCGTCGAGAATCGGACCAAGAGAGACCGCAACAGGCGGTCGAATGTCCAAATCCACCTCTCTCGGCAGACTGATACATGCATTTCTCTTAATATCCGTCAGGACGGGGAGCGGCACCTCATCAACTCGATACCCATATGCCCACTTTACTGGTGCACTGGGAGAGGAAAATCCTCCGCCGCCGTCGCGACCATGCGCCTGTACAAGGC